CCTCGTTCCGACGATCACCAAGTGGGACAAGTTCAAGTCTCGTTCCGCTATGGAGAAGACGGGCGCAACGAGATTGGATTCGTGGTACGAGCAGGTGTACCCGAGCCTGACCCCCATCGGGGTGGAGGTGGACTTCAACGAGTTGCTGTTTGAGGACGACGAGCGTGTCGTTCGGATGACGGGACGCATCGACCTAATAGATAGCAACATGGGTTTGGTTGATTGGAAGTTCCCTGGCCGTGACTACTTCAAGACCGATTTTCAGAAGTCGGACTACAGGAAATGGGATCCCCAGTCCACCACGTACTGTTGGGCGACGGGCCGTAAGACGATGACGTTCTACTGCATGTACGGCAGCAAGGGTGAGGTGTCATCGTTGACAGTTGAACGAGGCGAGCAGGACTTCCAGTTCCTGCGACGCAAGGTCGAGGCGGCGAGCCGCCTCGTGGAACAGTCAAGCCTGAAGGTTTGGCCGTTGAATGATGCAGGCTGGTGGTGCTCCGAGAAGTGGGCGCCGTGCTGGTCTGTTTGCAAAGGCAATACGACAGCATCGGAGGATGCAAATGGATAAGGACAAGTTGATAGTCGCGCAGAACTGTAACTCTGCGACGGCTCAGGTAATGGCTGCTTTGGTAAGTGCGGGTGTCTTCACGTATGAAGAGGTGCGTGCCAACTGGAGCGACCTGCATGGCATCGTGAATGCAAACACGTTTGCCACCGCAGCCGCACAGGCGATTGCTGAGGCCATGCCAGGCGTTCAGGTGGTACCAGTCCCCCCAACGCCCCCCGCAGCCCCTCAGGCGCCCTCACAGGGCGGCTCAGCGGCTTCTGGTACACGCCCCAAGTCGCCGTGGATCAGGGAGGATGGGTTCGATAGCATCGTTGGTGCCGTCGAATACGAGCGCCTCAGCGGCATCACGTTCGGATCGACGGACTCGAACTTCTACTGCAATCAGAGCGCCAAGTCAGCTGGCGAAGTCAACGGTCGGAAGATCACCAACGTGGCGACCTACCCTGACGCCAAGGTCAAGCCTGTTGAACGGCTAGGAGGAGAATGGGGTACCCACCTCAGCAGGTACGCTGATTACGCCATCGACTTTGATAAACTGCCTTCGTCCTTCACGCGCCCCCCCGCATACGTGAGGTGACATGAACACGCGGCTGACCCTCGATGAGGCTCAGGCGCGGGTGCAGCAGGCGCGGGCTGGTGATTCGGCTACTCTCTCCCCCGAAGAACCCGCCCGCCCTGTTGCCGTCCCTAGCCTGCCTACCTGCCTAGACATTGCTGAACGCCTGATAGAAGACGCGTCAGATGCATCCAACAAGTGGCCCCTTGGGATCCACGAAATAGACGACGCACTTGGCGGCGGTCTAAAGAAACGTGAATGCCTGGTTGTGGCTGGTAAAGCCCACACGGGCAAGACGCTGCTGATAATCAACGCCGTTGCCCGCAACCCGAACAACGTCGTCATGTGGATGACACCTGACGAACCCGACTTGATGGTGCTGTCTCGCATGTTGAGCATCAGGCTCAACAGAAATCCACGCGAGGTGTACGATCTGGCCCGCAGGGGCGACGACCAGATCCTTGCAGCGATACGTCACCAGTCGGAGACAGACCTCAGGAACCTGCGGATCATCGACCGCTCCACCTTGTCCCAGTACGCCGCAGCGATGCGTAAGGCGGGTATCCAAACAGAGGGACCTCTGGACGTAGCGGACCACATGCTGGGCACATGGGCTGAGAACGCATACGGGCGCAAGGCCGACGTGTTCGTCTGGGACTTTGCTTCCCAACTAGACGACTCCGACCTGGCCGATGACCCATCCCGCATATCGGCTTTGAAGTCGCTGGGGATGAGGCACGATGCGGTGACCATCATCGTGCATCAGGCGTCCCGTGGCTCAGCGTCCCGTGGCTCAGCTCTAGGCATCGAGGCGGGTCGTTACGGTGGAGAAGATCTGGCCCACTTCATGCTGACCGTGTGGCGCCCACATGAAGCCGACGGGTTGGCTCCCGACGAACGAGCACAACTAGAAAACGTGTTCAGTGTGGCCCTGGTTAAGAACAAGAGGTTCGACGGCAAGAAGGTCACCATCAATATGGAGATCACGAAGGCAGGTAAACTGTTGGACCCGTGGGAAGAAACGGTGATCCAGTACCGTCTAGGCGCGCTCGACCATGACTGACCTCACGTCATGGTTCCACATGACATTCCATGGGTTCCCCTATGCGTGGGGAGAATCAGGCGACCACCCGCACACCATCTGGGAAGACCTCTCGTTGGCCCACTTCCGCCGACACCTAGATGGTGAAGCCCCGCTGGGTATCTACCCGATGGTGTACGACCCGAAACACAAACACGTCGGTCCCAGAGGGTGGGATGAGAACCGCCGATACCCCGACATGGATCCTGCGTTGTGGGTGTGCGCTTGGGGGTGCATCGACATCGACGCCAAGTCTGAGCACCACTCAGGGCAGGGAACAGAGGATGAGGTGGCGAACTATGCGTTCAGCCTGCGCGCCGTTCTCGCAGCGTTGGACATACCCGCATGGGTGGAACGCACACGATCAGGGGGCGCCCACATTTGGGTGTTCTCCGACACCTGGTGCTCCACTGCCGACATGAGAAACTGTCTTCAAGCAGCCGAACAGATCGCAGACGTACCAACCGACTCGCCGTTCCCGAAAAGCGAATCGCTACCAGGCCCCCCAGGGAACTTTGTTAGGCTCCCCTACTTTGGTAACCGACCGCATCACGACAGGCAAATAATTGTCGAAGAGGACGGGACCCCTATACCGTTGGAGGAGTTTCTGCATCGGGCAAATGCCCGACGAGGCAAGGTCGCTGACATCAAAGCGGCTGCGTTGCTGAAGGTAATGCCGCAGCGGATGGAGCGACGCCCGCTTTCACATGAAAGCAGGGCTGCGCCGAAGGCAATGTGGGGCACACTGAAAGAAATGTTTGTGAATGGGCCGCCACCGTCAGCGTTCATAGAGAACCAAGGCGCAGGGAAAGGTCGGCACGGATGGTTGTATAAGTTCGCTGCGTTCGCTGCACGCGACGGCCACTCTCTTGATCGTGTAGTGTCTTGGTTGATGGATTTAGACAACAGGTCCACCCACAAATTCTATGTCGGCGGTGAACCCCAGCACGACCAGTTGTATCAGATACGGAAACTTGCAGAGAAAGCATTCCAAGATGCCCAATCAGGAATACGCGTTTATCGTTGAGGGGCGCCCCCGACCCAAGGGGCGCCCCCGCATGACGCGACGGGGACGTGTCTACACTCCGAAGGAGACGTTGGAGTACGAGGCAACAATCGCAGAAGCATACGACGGCCCCATGTTTGACGGCCCGATCCTTATGAGGATCGCGTACACTCCCGAGTATCAAACCATTGAGATCGAGGAGATGCCTGACGCCACGTCGAAACTGCGTTTCGACTTGGACAATGCGATCAAGGCCACGTTGGACGGGTTGAACGGCATCGCCTACCCTGACGACAAGTTGGTGTATCACATCGAGGCGACGAAGCTGTGATAGGTTACGGAGTGGCAGGTCCAGGTGCGTTCAAAACCAGATTTGTGTTTTGTTCATTAGCGCACTTGGGCCTGTCACCACTATGAGCAACGCCCAGTTCTCCGAACAGGAGTTTGGGAAACGCCTCGACGGCATGGGCGACCTGGCTGAAGGCGTGTTCGAGGAATGGTGCGGCGTCAACTACGTCAGGTTCGGGCTGAACCGTCCCCCCATAGCCATGTGGAAACTGCCGCTGCGTATCCGCCACACACCAGACTATTTGACATCCGACTACCTGGTTGAAGTGCAAGGCTTCGGACGCAAACAAATAGTTCAAATGAAGTTAGATAAGTGGCAGACGCTGCTGTGGTGGGACCGCAACGTCATGCCTGTCCGCCTGTTCCTCCACGACTCACACCATGATCGGCAACTCATGTTCCCGATCAAGAAGTTGCGCCGACTCATAGAGGCCGCCGAAGTCCGCGCTTTCCCAGAAGGAAACGAGTACTATGCAATCAAGGCGGGAGAGGTGTGGGATTTGTTGGGATAGTCGATGTCGAAAATGGTCAGTGTGGATCCCACGGGCTGGTTACTTGACCGAGCACTCAACGATTACTACCGCGCCGTGCTCCCAATGGGTGACACCTCTAGACCACTGAACGAGCTTGCCGCGTTGATGCAAACACCACCAGGTCGTGAGCCGCATTCCTCGTCTGCGGGGACGTGGTTGTCACCTCAAGACAAAATCGTTGTCGAAGCGTTGGCTGAACTCCCCGAACCACACCGAATGGTGCTCGAATGCCGTTACGGCGCCCAGTTGTCTCTTCGTCAAATAGAGCGAGTAACGGGTATACCGAAAACCACGGTGGCGCGCAGGCGTGACGAAGCGCCGAAACTCTTGGCGGAAATTTTGAAACGCAAGATGCCTGCCCTTGCGGACAAGTACCACCTGGACTAGATCTCAGGGTCGGAGCGGGCATCCAATGCCCGCAACGTCATGTCCTGAATCAGCCTGCCGAAGAACTCCTTGAACACGGGATGCACAATGAACCCGTGTTGGACGCGCCAGTCCTCAGACACAAGCCCCTCGGCTTCCTCCTCGGTTAAAACGATGAGGACGCCGAGCCTGTCTTTGCACCAGCCCGCATGCGTTCCGTCTTCTATGTCGAACAGGTTCACGTCACGGCGCATGTTGCCATGCACTGTTTCCGTGATGTCGTCGCCGTGTTCAGCGAGAAACATCTCCCATTCGTCAGACATTACGCAGCCCGCTTGTCCAATACTTCCTTGCACCAAGCTTTCACCAGGGCCAGCAACGCAGCGCCAGCACTTACGGAAGCAGTTTCGATTGTGGACATGTCCCCCAGTATAAACACGGAAAGGAATGCTTGTGCGAACGTAGCTGCTGCCCGTTCTAGCTTGTCTCTCCAGTCCCCCGAATTCAAAGTAGTCATTTCTTCCTCTTTCTAGATCGTTTGGCGTGATCATGGGCGATAGCGACCGCCTGATCGCGCGGGTACCCCTCGTTGATGAGGCGCCCAATGTTCGTGTTGATGGCGTTCTGAGAAGCGCCGCGCATCAGAGGCATGCTAGTACCTTGGGCGTCGAGGCTTCTTCCCTGGCATCAGTCGCGCAGGGCTTTACGGGCGCCGCTCTTAGACGGTGAGCCGACCTCACCGATGCCGCCACCAGTTTTCACTGTGGTGACGAGCACCTTGGCGGCCTTCACTAGGCGTGGTGTTGAACCATCCTTCATGGTGTCCTACTTCCCGAAGGGGCGTCCGCCGCTGTTGGCGTTCCCCAGTTTCGTGCTACGCAGATAGGCGGCGTCTTTCTTCGCCTTGTCGCGCATCGAATCGTCGTCGTATCCCTTACCTTTGGGCATCGAAATGCACCTCCTACATAAAGAACAAAGCGTCCCAAGTGGCCTTGTTGACCGCCCCGTTCACCTTCAAAAAGCCCCTGTTTCGTTGGAACTGCTTGACTGCGCCCTTGGTTTTCCAACCGAATATACCATCGGCAGGGCCAGGGTCACAATTGTGCTGCTTCAGCATTGATTGAACAAGACGCACCTCGTTGCCGCGCATCCTGCGCTTCAACGGGTGGCTGTCAAAGTTGGCACCCACCGCCCGCAGATAGGTGGTAACGTCACCCCAATCAACAGAAGGGGCGTGCCCCCCAGGGGGCGCCTCGAAGTGTGCGCCTCCCATTACCCAGCCGTAAAGCCACAACCCAGGGCAACTGGTAGAAGCCAAATCTTTATGCCCTTTGACCCACAGGCCCCCACCGTACTTATGTTGCAACTCGTCTATAACCGTTCGGAATCCCTGCTGGGCTTCCAAACTCAACGGCTGATTACCGTCCCCGATGTACGAAACGGCTTCCGTTTTGAAGTTCCAGTTCTTGGTGGCGCCACCCACGGCGCCACTTCGCCGCCCCTCATACACTGTGCCATCCACATCAATAAGCCAATTGTACGCAATGGACGACCACCCCCTGACCCCCATGTGGTGGCGTTCAAAGGCACGCACGGCTTCGGCCCCCGTGGGGCCGTTCTCCACTCCGCTGTGGTGGATAACGATGCCCTGCACCCGTTTCGGGTTCAGCCACGTCCACCCCTTGGTCGGAGCGGTAGCACCCCACTCTGAGCGGGAAACGAAAGCAGCCCTCACAGGTTCTCCAATGAAATCATGCGGCGCCTGTCTTCAGACCTGTCACGTTGCCTCGCATACGCCGTGCCTCGACCAGCACGCCAATCGCGTTCCCGCATGCCGATAGGCGAAATCCAATTCAACCAGTTCAACAACAGGTCTTCCTTGAACCGCTCCTCCTTCGGGGCGAGGCGCCGCATCTGCGTGATATAGGGCACGAAGTTGCCGAGGTGGTACGCGAAGTCTTCTCGCATACCCCACTGGCCCTTGTGGTTCTTCTTCACCATCCCCATCGGCAACGCCTTCGACAAGAACGGCAACAACCCTGGGATGTCGAACACGCGAGGAGGCGGAATGAAATCTGTTCCGATCTCAGCCTGCGTAAAGATGTTCGTTCCCGTCAGGTACTCGATGGGGGCTTTGATCTGAGGGGCCAACCCTTCCGCTATGTGCTGGGCAGGCCCAAACGGTGTCTCCCTGGAAGGCATCTTCGCCACGTTGATGAGATCCATGAATGGCAAATCAGGGAAAGCGAATGTTCGCTGCCCCTGATTGGGGTTGCCCAACAGGCCCGACAGGTCGATACCCCATCGTTCCCCGTACCAGTCGGGAACATTCCTGTCCTTCTCAACACCGCTTTCAATGTTGTTCTTCAACTGGAGGTACCGAACGAAAGGCTTCGGGTTGCGACCCAACTGGGTCGCCATCAACGGAATCGAGTTACGTGTCCACGTATAGAACGGTATAGCGCGGGAAGCGACCTGTCGTTCAAAGTCGGTTTGCGCTTCCTTCGAGTAGTTGAAATGGAACTTGTTGACCCTGGCAATCGCTTCTATGTCCGACATGCCCGTCGTCACCGAATCGAAAGCCAACATGCCGCGCAACAGTTCTTCCGCCTCAGAGTTGCCGTTACGAATCGCCGTGTTGAACACGTTGTCACGCCGCAGCATGTTCGCCCTGATGGGGCGACCATAACGGTCGATGTGGGTGGCGCCGCCCAGTCGGAACGACTGCGCGACATCCATAGAAGCCTGACCTGCACCGACAGCACCCGACCTGTACACCCTGGCGAAGTCGCGCATCACCACGTCCTTCGGGTTCTTCGCCAACTTCTCGGCCCCCAACCGTGCGGCGCGCCGCTTCAGGTCGGCGGGGCGCTTCCCCAGGAAATCCTGGAAGTCAACCCAGTCCCGTTTAGGAAGACCAGCCTCAGCCAACGCATCCTTCCAGCCTGCCTTCATCGCCCGATGGCGCGCCTTCATGTAGATGAACATGTTGTCGAACTGCATCCCCGCCAGGATGTTGTTGAACACGCCGCCCAGCAGGTTGCGTTGAATGAACGCGGGCCGCGCAATCGCCTGCGCTTTGAAATAGCCCGTCAACGAATCCCACGCCTTCCAAAACTCGTTGCCTGTTCCAGCCCCAGAGTTCAACGTGGACCGCATCATGTCCAAGAACTTGTCGTTGACCGCCTTGTTTGCCAGCTTGTCGGCGCCGTCACCAGCAGTAAGGATCGACATATACATTGGTTTCCCATCGACGGCAGGTCCGAAGGCGACAGCGCCGTCCCTGAACCCTGCACGCAACGCAGCAATGCTCGTATCTGGGTCAAGGTACCTGCCGTCGATCATGTGTTTGAACATGTTCTCGGCCTGCTGAAACTTCCCCATGTCCGTTTCGAGAACCTGACCGATCTCAGTGTCAAGCAGCTTGGCTTCCGCAGCGTCCCGCTGCGAGATCAGATCCAAAGCCTCAGCCTTGTTCCTCTGATAGTTCGGGAACTTGGCGCTCCCCCCCTTATACGGGCCGCCCCCACCCACGGGGCCACCCATCGGATCAAACCCTGCCAGACGAGAACCCTCAATCCACGCCTCCTGGGCGCGCCTGTTCATGTTCACGACTTCCTGCAACGCTTCGCGTCGAGCAGCCTCGATCGTCAACCGCTCCGCTTCAATGTCAATCAGGGAACCCTGGGGGGTTGTGCCAACAGCTTCGGCATCAGCCCCCAACTTCAAAGCCTCAGCCCGATCCGCCACCTCGGCAGTGAAATCCTGCTGCAACCTTCGACGTGCCTGCTCCACCCAGTTACGGTTCGTCAAATCGCTCAGATCAGTGGGGGCACGCCAACCAGCGTTGAACGTGATCTCCGCATCCAACTCGACGCCCAACCTGCGGATCTCATCCACCTGATCCACATAGTTCTGTATGTAC